CGCCGGGGGTGGTGATGGTGGTTGGTGCAACCGATTGCGCGCGGTAGTAGGCATCGACCGATACCACCGCGATGTGGATTCCCGTTTCCGTGCCTTCTGCGCCCACATCATAAGTTGATGTGATGCCGTTTTCACGGATTTCATGGATGGTTGTGCTGCTCGCCGTACCGGATGCGCCATGCATTGCGCGGCGCACGATCTCGCCCAGTTCGCGCGCGGCCTTCAGGCTGGCCGCCACGCACTCAATGTTCATTCCCATACGGCGCAGGCAATCGGTGCGGGGGAATGACGGGCTCACGGCCTCGTCAGTCTGCACCGTTAGCACGATGGCGGGCAGGGTTCCGGTGTCCTGGCGATACGCGGAAGTGATCCGGGATTCCGGCACCAGCGTTGTCACAGCGGTGTTCTGAACCAAGCCCTGGCGGATGGCTGCAATGATCGTGCTACTCATTTCACCCCATTCCGCGCCGCGGCCTTGGCCGCTAGGCGCTCAAAGACTTCGGGCAACTTGCGATTCAATTGGCTTTCGGCCGTGTACCTGAATCGCTTCAGGATCGAAAACGCCCCATTGAACCCGCGATAGGAACGCTTCGAATGGCGGCCGGACTCCATAAGGAACATGCCGGGGCCCCACGCCTTCAAGCGCAGCAGGTAGCCCACGCCGCGCTTCAGCTTGGCCACCTTGAAGCCCCACCCATCCTTGCCATCGCGCACGAGGGCTTGAATGGCAAGGTTTCGGGTGAAGCCAACGGGTAATCCCTGCTTTCGATTCTTGTTCCACCAGCGGTGTTGCAATGCGCGTTGCAGGCTCTCGCCATCGTGCTTGCCGGTGAGGGAATCGAAGTACTGGAGCAACGCCATTTGCGTTGGCTCGCCCATCTCCTGCAACACCTTTAGAACGGTGTCATCCAGTTCGCTGCCGGTCATCGCAAGGATGGTTTTCCGGAACTCCGGCATCCCTTCCACGATCAAGCGTTGGCGCGCGCTAGCCACTACTGCACGATCTCCGTGGCCATGCAATCAAGGAATTCTCGCCGCTCGCGCCAATCCGTAACCGTCACGATTTCCCACACCCGGCGCGTCATCCCGCCTTGGGTCGATACGGTTTGCAACTGGCTGCGGTGGCTCACATTTGGATTCCACCGCAGGCGGATTCGATGCGTTACCACCTGGTCAAGTTGCTTGTGGTTCATGCGCTCGCTGGGGGTCGCGTCGCTGATTTCGGCAAACAGGATGGTTCCCGTGCCCGCCGCGTTTACCGTGCGGATGGGCTGCCCGTAGGTATCCAGCGTGGTAGTGGCCCCCAGCAGCTCGAGCGCCACGCGCATATTGCCGGGGTTCACCAGTAGCCCCCATCCTGATACTGCACGATCAACCGGCGAACGGTCATCGGGATTTCAACAGGTGCCGCAGCCATCGCCACGCTCGCGCGATTGTCGTACATGTGGCTGCATTGCAGCAGGCACGCGTGTACCAGGGCGCGGGGAATGTTCGCGGCCGCAGCACCATAGCCCGCCGTGAATGCCACGGACACATCAAGCGCCCCCTCACCCAGCGTGCTGGGCCACGATTGCGAACCCTTCAGGATCACCCGCCCAATGCCGTTGACGCTGAACGCGTTGTAGGCGCTCGCGGAAAGCGTTTGGGTGGCCCCGGCTGCGTCGGTGTAGGTGATGCTGGAAACCGAAATGAATGGCGAACGCGGCAACACGATTTCGCCATCGGTGGGGAACGCTTCCAGCGAATAGGTGAACGAACGCGTAATGAGCGCCCGCCGCGTTTCGTTTTCGATCACCTGCGTTGCGGCTAGCACCATATCGCCCAAGGCCGTGTCATCTTGGGTATGGAAGATGCGCCCGAAAACTTTGAAATCGGCCACGCTGATGGCGGTGGTAACTGCGCCGGTGTCGTTCAGGTTCGTTCTCATTCGGGTTCCGGCTCCTCTTGCGGCGGCACAAACACATCGTTTGCGCGGTCATACGCGTAGCCAGGGCCGGGATAGCAACCGCGAATGCTGCCATCGGGCTTGCATTCGATCCACTCGCCGCCCAAGTTTTCGCGCAGCCAATCCATGCTCGGTGTCACCAGCACCTCGCCTACCACATCATCGATGATTCGCGCTGCATAAATGCTCATGCCGTGTAACTCCCGCTCGCAGTCCACTTCACGATTGTTGAAGAGCCATCGGTTGTGACCGTTGGCGATCCGGTTACGGTTCCCGTGTAACTGGCTGTGGGCAGTTTCATCACCACAACGCCCGATCCACCTGCCCCGCCTGTGCCAGCCTGCGCGGTTCCGGTGTTGCCACCGCCGCCGCCACCGCCGCCGGTGTTCGCGGTTCCGCTTGCAGCGTTGGTGGTTCCGGAGCTTCGCGTACCGCCGTTTCCGCCGCCACCCGTTCCACCGTTAGCAGTTGAAACGCGGCCACCACCACCACCACCACCAACGGTGTTGCCGATGTATGTAACGCCGTTTCCGCCAGCGCCGTTGCCTGAATTGCCATTCGCTCCAGCCGCCGAAGCGCCGCCACCACCAGCACCCGCGAATGGAAACGCATCGGTACCGGGGTTTCCACCCGCTGAACCTTGGCCGCTTGTAGCTGCGCCGCCGCTTGCACTCGGCGTTCCTCCAGCACCGCCGCCGCTGCCGCCGCTGCCGCCGGTACCCGTTATGGAATCGCCACGGCCGCCACGGCCGCCACCAACAGCGGTAGTGACACCCGTGAAAGATGAATTGCTGCCCGCTGAACCGTTGGCGCTTACTGCGCCTGCCGCACCACCAGCGCCGATGGTTACGGTGTAGGTGGTTCCGGAAGTGAGTTGAGTGGTTGATGAATACACAACGCCACCAGCACCGCCGCCACCGCCGCCGTAACTAGAAGCTGAAGCGCCGCCGCCACCACCGCCGCCAGCAACCACCAGCAATTCGGCAACTATTGGGCTGGTGCCGCCGCGCCGCAGCATGAACGGAACATACGCGTTGCCCTTCATCGCTTGCCCTGGCCTTTCTGCTTTGGTGCCTCGCTAGGCGCAGCAGCAACCGCGTGGACGCGTTCCGCGATGCCTGCCACGCACCATTGCTGCGCGGTATCCGGATCGACCGTAGCCACCTCGCCCGGCCCCCAAACGCCCTTGGCGCTAGCCACCGCTTTGAGGATTTGGATTTGAACCATGCTCATGGTGAGGAAATCCGGCGAGGGCCTTTCGGCCCCCGCCGGTGTGGGTGCAGTTTCAGTATCAGCTAGCCGAAGTGGTGAATGCCTTGAACGCCAGCGAGGGGAGCGAAAGCTGGCAATCCATACGCATGTTGGCGATGTAGCCAGTTTCATTTTCAGGGGCGTAGCGCTCGCGCAGCACCTTCAGTTCATAGTTGCCCGTGGTGCCGAAATAGCAGTAGTCCCACGCGCCGATGATGCCAATCTTGGTAGCGGTGGTGCCGCTTGTCGGAAGCGCCGAAATGGCCGCGCTGGTGTACACCGGGATGCCCATGATGCGATCCGGCTCGGGGGCTGAACCGCTGCCGCCCTTGGTGTAGCCGTTCTCCCAGAAGTAGTTGGTGATGTTGGAAGTGCCACCAACGCCGCCCAGCTTGCGCAGGTAACCCAAGGTGGAATCGTTCACGATGATCGCGCAGCTGGGATGCTGGCGATACTGGCGGGGCAGGCTGTAAATCCAGTCGATGACCTTCTCCGCCGTGAACGATGTGTAAGAGCCGGTGTTGCTGCTGGTGAGTGCAGCATCATTCAGCAGCGAAACGGGAGCGCCGGAAACATTGGAAGCGGCCAGCAGCGCCGTTTCCTCGGTCTGTGCGAACACGCGCGCCATCTGCTCGGTGACGATGGAAGAAATCGACATGTTGCCGCCGCGGGCATCGGCATCGGCCACCAGTTCGTTCGACACGCGCAGAAGGGCCGAAAGGCGCTTCGGGGTGAGCGTGATCTTGGAGAAGGTGGGCGCAGCCTCGGTGGGGGCGGTGGATTCACCAACCCAGTACGCGGCACCCGTGGCGTTTTCGAAAGCCACTTCGCGCGCGAACGAACCCAGCGAGAGCTTGCGCGCCAGGTTGCGAACGCTCGTCATCGTCTGCAACTTGGCCACAAGCTGCTGGTCAAACTCCACGGGCGGAATGACCGTGCCACCGCTGGCCTCGGTCAGCGCGCGAAGCTCCGCGGGTGCGGTGTGCTCGCCGTTGCGCAGGTAGTTGTGGAACGCGTCGCGGTACTCGTCGGTTTCGCGGCGCTCGCCAACCTTCGCGGCGCGCTCGGCGCGCTGGGCGCTGCGAACCTCGGGTGCGGCGGGGATGTCGCTGAACACGGCCTGCTGGCCGTTGTCCATCGCCATCACTTCCTCGTTGCGCTCACGCTGCTTGCGCAGGCTCGCGTACTGGGTCTTCAGGGCGGTGTACTTCGCCTCCATCTCGGGGGCCATTTCGCCGCCGTTGGTGTTTGCACCATCGACCATCGACATCATTTCCTGATAGAGCGCGCCCATCTTCTCGATGAGGGCCTTGTATGAACTGGGGACTGGCATCGTTTCTTCCTTCCTAGATTCCCGCCGCGTGTCGCTCGGGCCAACGCGGCCCGCAGGGACATTCGCGGCGGTGTGCGAATGCCCAAAGATTGAAACGCGCACTAGGCGCGGTTGACATTCAGAACAGCAAACCTGTTGGTGATCGATCCATCGCAACGGATCGAAGCCACGAAAATGGTTTCATTCGTATCGGCT